GAACATGCCGTCGAGTTCACCAACAGGGCCAAGGCTGATGCTCAGCTCCTCCGGCCCAATGCCTCAGAGGCCCTGACGGCTCAACTCAACAGCATCGAGTACAGCCTTGGTGAGACCCTCCGATTCCTCAACGCTGTGGACCGGAGCCTCCCGTTTGCTGACCCCTACCCTCAACCTCCCTTCCCGAACGGCATCCATGGTGTCATCGGGCCGCATGGCGACGTGAAAGAAGCCCTCTGGACCCTCTGGCGCTCCGGGGTGTACTGGGGTCGGGTCCTCTGGCATATCTCGGAAGCCATCCGGGTGGGGCCTGCCTCCGTCCCAGGGAACGATTACGCCAACCATGGGCGCCCCTTCGTCAACGTCCTGACCTCAGCACGCCAGTCTCAATGGATCATGCGGGTTATTGCTGGCGCTGTCCCAGGGGCAGACCCCGGGGCGCGCTTCTTTGACGTGCTCAAGGCCCTGGAAGAGGGGTGGAGTCACACTCACCCCAACGTCCCATTCCAGCAGCACTTCCTCGGGTTCACATGGCGAGACCTGCTGTATCAGCGGGGCCGCAAGGACTCCTGGATGACTCATATCATTGATGCTGATGTCATCGGGCGGGATGCCTGGGCACACTTTGACCACGCGGTCAAAGGCATCCTTCGATTCCCCGATTGCTCAGTGCTGAACAACCCAACCGGGTGTGGGGGCACGTAGATGGCGGTAGAACGCCGGTACAATGAGCACGGCCAGGCACTAGTCAAGGACTCGTGGGACCACCTCACTACCTTGATGCGAGAGGGTTCCACGAGTCTCCCCTCTGGCCGTCAGATCAAGCTCACGGATGGCGAGTGCATCCGCCTCTTCCAGTGGCTGGCCAGCTTCAGCCCTCCCAAGGGAGCCCCAGCCCCCACATTGACCAACTTCACCCTTCAAGAGACCCATGGCAAAGAGCAAGCCACGTAAGAAGCGCCCCCGGAAACCCTATATCGACATCTACGCAGCCATCTGGACCGATGCCATCGCCACCCCTGATGAGGCCAAGCGTCCCCTGAGCCCTATCCCCGCCATGACATTCGGGGTTGTGGAAAAGGCGGATGATGACCAGGTGCAGATTGCGGGGGAGTTCTTCGCCAATCAGGACACCAGGCTTCGCAGTAGCCTCCCCTCTGGCATGGTCTCAAAGCTGGTCAAGATCGGGAGGGTGGAGGTGCCGATGGAGTTCGCCGAGTGGCGTGAGATGAATGACGGCTAAAGCGAGCCTGGGTGTCGAGTCCCTGTTCCCGATCTGCACCATCGAATCCTGCCCTCAGCGAGGCCGCCACCGCCATGTCCTCCCACACCAGCGGGCGCTGATTGACTCCCCTTCCAAGTACGTCTGCTTGATCGGGGGGTATGGATCAGGGAAGACCGTCCCAGCCTGCGCGCTAGCCCTGGCCCTGACCCTCAGCATTCCCAACAACCGTGGGGTCATCGTCCGCCGCTCGAACCCCAAGCTGCATGACTCGACACTGGATAAATGGCTCCAGATGCTCCATGGTGCTCAGGTGGAATACACCGGACTGGAGAACCGTGATCGATTTCCTCACAAGTTTGTATTTCCTAATGGTTCTGAGGTGGTGGCTCGTGAGAGTCAGAACCTGGGCCGCTGGCTCGGGCAAGATTTTGGCTGGTTCTACGTGGATGAGGCTCAAGAAGAGCCTGAAGCGACCTTCAAGGGTCTCGTCTCACGCTTGCGGCTGCCCCACGCAGGGAAATACCTCAAAGGAATCCTGACCACTAACCCCCCGACCGACCGTCACTGGATCGCCCGCCTCTTTGGGCTGGAAGAGGGCTACAAGACCCTCGGCAGGTCGACCTATCACCTCATCAAGTCGGCCACCAAGGAGAATCCCCACCTCCCGAGCGGCTATCTGGACGATCTGGTCGCCACCCACTCGAAAGCTGAGGCCAAGAGGGTGGTGGACGGGGATTATGGCTTCATTTCTGACGGCCCACCCGTCATGCCTCAGTTCAAGCCTGAAAACCATGTCGGATTCTCCGATCCAGACCCCCGAGTGCCCCTGATCCGAGGCTGGGACTTCGGATTTCGCCATCCTGCCGTCACCTGGCACCAAATCATCCGCTGTCGCCAGAATGAGCCCCACTGGTTCACCTATGCCGAGCTGGATGCTCAGGAAATCGAAACCGAGGGCTTCGCCGACCTGGTTGAGGGGCTCACACGCTCCCTGTTCCCCAGTTTCCAGAAAAACATGATCCTCGAAGCTGGTGACGGCAGCGGGGCCGCTGTCAACGAGCGTGGCCCGGGCCCCATCCTTCGATTGGGCATGTCCAGGGGCTACCAGTGGCGCTACACCAAGCTGATGGACATTGATCCCTCCTTGGACTTCATCCGCACCCAGTTGGAGAAGCCCAAGTGCAAATGTGGCCAATATCTCGTGTCCATCCACCGTCGGTGCCGCCATCTGATCGATGGCTGGCTTGGAGGCTACCACTGCCCCCCAAACCGGCCCACGGACAAGCCTGTGAAGGATGGGTTCTATGATGATATTTGTGATAGTGCCCGGTACGCCATGTGGAACTATCTGCGCCGTGAGGTCCTGGGATTCGATGATGCACGGGAGTATGTGCCCCCCAGTGCCCAACGCTACGCCTCCCCCTGGGAATGGATGGAGCCCTACCCTTCTGAAGACCAAATGATCGCTGAGATCGCCAAGATCAAAGGAATGACCACCGCATGAACCTGATCGACCCCTCGTTGCCGCAAGCCTTCAACCCCGACCAGAAGGAAGAGGTCAGCAGGCGGCTGGCGGGGCCGATTGTCTCCATCCGCTCCCGTCGGCGCCTTCTGGAAGAGAAATGGCTCTACTGTGACGCCGCCTACAAGGCTGAGGTTCGACCAGAGCGACGCAAGTTCCGTTCAGAGAGCTTTGACTACTATATCCCGGTAGCCAGACGGTCAACGAATCGCTTTGTCAACCGGATGGTCCAGATGATGCTCCCATCATCGGATTTCTTTGAGTGTTATCCCGGTGACGAAGGCAACCCCCAAGCAGGTCTCCAGGCTGACTCGGTACGGGCCTACATGAGCTATCTGCTCCGCAGAAGGCTCAAGATCAGGCGCCTGGTAGCAGAGATCAGCAGGAGCTTCTGTGTCTTCGGCCGGGGCATCGTGAAGGCTGGAGTCATGGTCACCCAGCAGCAGGTGGACTATGCCGGGGTCCAGGGCCCCCTGGAAGAGATTTGGCCGACCGCTCGCACCGTGGACCCCTTCAGCTTCTACGTGTGGCCTGAAACAGTGAGCAATGTCGAAGATGCGGTCATGGTGTTCGAAGACTCCATGGTCCCCCTGAACCACTACAACTCGATGGCTGCCTCGGGGCTCTGTGACCAGATTCCCCAGGATGAGGTTGGCTCGCCTGTCTGGCCCCACCACATCACCACCCGGATGCAGTACCAGGGCTTCCCCAACCCCTCAGCCATGCAAGGGGCTGCGGTAGACTCCCAGGGCTCTGTGACCCCCATCGCAGCCCCCCAGAAGTTCATCTCGTTGACCGAGTGCTGGTTCTACATGGAAACCGGTCAACTGGTGCAGGTGTGGCTCGTGTGGAACGTCCCCAAGAGCCCCCTCTGTGTCCGGGTCAACATGTCTGAGTTCCCAGAAATCCCCTACTTCCTGGCCCAAGCCTCGCCGATGGCTGGTGAGCAGTACACCCTCGGGCTCATGTCAGACCTGGAGCCCCTCCAGATTCTCTACAACGACCAAGTGAACCAGGGTGAAGAGGCTCGGGCCACCACTGCCTTCCCTCCCATCGCCTTGGACCCCAGCATGGGTGGTAACCGCAGCGATCAGTTTGTCTTCGGCTACCGCAAAAAGTGGATCATCCAGAACCCCAAGCAGTCTGTCGTGCCCATCGAAATCCCCGACACCTACACCAGCGCTCTCAGGGCCCAGGGCAACACCCTTCAGATGATTGACGTGCTGGGGGCATCTCCCAGGATGCTGGAAGGCCAGCCCACCCGAGGCCTCCCCAGGGGCACCCAAGCGGTCAACTCTCTCATCACCCTGGCTGCGGCTGACATCAAAGATGCTTGCGAGATCATTGAGACTGAAATCCTCACACCCTTGCTGGCTCGCTTGCATCGCCTGTCTGTGCTCTTCATCCCCCCGGCCCAGATCATGCGTATCCCCGGCACCCAGTACTACCCAGCCAAGACCATCGATGTCCGAGAGCTGGAGGGCAACTGGGACCTGGTGTGGGTTGGCTCTCAACAGGCTCAGGAAATGAAAGCACTGGCCCAGCAGATGAACGCTGCCGCTCAGGGCATCGCCAAGGTCGAGCCCTTGCTCAATCGACAGGGGGTCATGATCAACTGGCCCCTGTTCATCAAGCGCATGTGGCGGGATGGCATGGGGGAGCGGGGAGTGGAGCAGATCATCATGCCCATGACCCCCCAGATGCAGCAGGTCCAGGCTCAGCAGATGGTCAATCAGGCTGGCCCCCCACCCCCAGGAGGTCCCCCAGGCCCTCCAGCAGGCCCAGGGGCTAATGGGGCCCAGGTGGAGCAGAGGATGAACAGGGCGAACTTGGAGCGTGTGCAGTGACCCGCCATCCTACCTGGCTAGAGATCAAGCAGTGCCTCGAAAAGGGTCTCATGATGGCCCATGTCGAGATGGAGGATGCTGAGCTACCTCAGTTGTACCGGTTGCAGGCCGAGGCCAAGGTCTACAGGGCCCTCTTGAACGAGCTGCCAGGCCTCCCCCTCATTCTTGACAATACCGACCAAGGTTAGCAGTATTCACAAGTGAGGGGCCCACCGGTGTCCAGCTTGCCCCGACACAGGCTGGAGGGCCCGCACTGCTGGGACCCCTCGTATCTATTTTGGACTATGAGGTCACATTTGAATGTCTGACGAATTTCAGGGAACTGATGTAGACCAGCCTGCTGAACAGCCTGCTCAGGCACCGCAGCAGCCGCAGTATGACCCGAAAGCTCTCCAAGAGCACGTCACCACGGCTGTTCAGCAGGGTCTTCAGCAGTACCGGCCCCAGCCCCAATACGTCCCAGTGCCTCAGCAGCAGCCGCAGCCTGACCCGCTCAGGGATGTCTTGGCCCCGTACCTGGCTCCCATCGCCCAGTTTCTCAACCTCAAGGCTGAACTGGCGGCTGATGCCGCAGTCTTCTACCCCAACCGCCCTGAAGCCGCCCCCTTTCGCCAGCGTATCGAGGAAGTAGTCATGGATCAGGCCAACCGGGGACGCCCCATCACTCGTGAGCAGGCCTGGAGCTACCTGCGGGGCAGCGAGCTGTTTGACCAGTTGCTTGAGAAGACCATGAAGGAGCGCCAGGACGCGGCCTCCAGAGCCCGGAACAACACGATGCTGGGTCCTGGCCTCACCCGTTCTCCTGGACAGCCCATGAAGGCGGCTATCGATGCCACTGACGAAGAGCTAGAGAATGCACTGAAGAACGTCCCCTTCTAAAGGAGTGAGGGCACTGATTCATGTGGCGATTCTGCTGATGCTTCTCCTGGTTGGATGCTCCCAGGCCCGGCATATCGAAGTGGAGGCAGGCTGGAAGATGCATGGGTCCTCACATCCTGCTTCCTACGAGCACCAAGCACCTTGACCGTGAAGGCTGTGACACGCTGAGCGGTCAGCAGACCCTCTCACCCCTAGGCAATGGGCCACAGGGATGATGGGGATTGAGTCCTGAGACTGTCAACAGAGAGAGGTGAAAATGAATGCCTGATGCGGTAACAAATTTTGCAGCGTTGTCCAACGACGCTCCAAATGTCCACATCGCACGGAAGGTGTACCGACTCGCAGAGCGCGACATGGTGCTCGGCAAGTTCGCCACCCGCTTTGAACTCCCTCAGCGGTCCAGCAAGACTCTGCGGGTGACGAGGCCTCGGCGGCTCGCCCTGCCCACGACCACCCTGACTGAGGGGACGCCCCCCGATGCGGTAGCCCTGTCGATTGAGAATGTCGACGTGACGGTCGAGCAGTGGGGCCTCGTGGTCCTGCTGACCGATGTGGCGCAGATCACCACCGTCCACCCAGCCTTGCAGATCGCGAACGAGCGGTCTGGTCTCGCGATGGCAGAAATGTTTGAGCGGGAACTGGGTGCGATGTTGCTGGGAGGAACCCAGGTGTTCTTCCCGGCTGCGGTCACTGTTCGCAGTGGTCTCGTGGCCACTGACAAGCTGTCGACGGCCGTGATCCTCAAGACCACGACCGCCCTCCGCTCTCAGGGTGCAGCGTCCTTTGAAGGCGGCCTCTATGGCGGGGTTATGGCTCCGCAGCAAGAGGGTGATGTCCTGGGGACTGACACCACGTTCCAGCAAGCCAGCAACTTTGCCAATGTCCGACGTCTGGAACAGGCAGAGATTGGTGTGTGGATGGGCGTGCGATGGCTCCGGGGGAACTTCCTCCCGGTCTTCAAGGGTGTTCCAGCGGTCACCACAGGTGCAGCGACGGCAGAGAAGACACAGATCACCGCCACCGATGGTGGAGGCAGCATCACCTCGGCCACGAACTTCAAGTTTGTGGTCGTGGCTCGTGATGTCAACTCCAACCAGCAGCGGAAGATCAGCGTCCCCTCGGCCAACATTGCCTCTGCGGCAACCGGCAATAACGAGTCCTTCACCTTCGTCATGCCCTCGTCCACCAACTACCGTTATGACATCTACATGACGGCTGCTGGTGGTACCGGCAACCTCTTCCTGGTCAAGTCTGGCCAGGCAGCGGGCGCCACCGTGGTGCAGACGACTGAGCCAACGGGCACAGAGGCCATCGCCCCGGCATCCCCGGCGGATCAGATCGAGGTGTTTATCGCGTGGGTCTTCGGCAAGGATAGCCATGGGCGTGTTGAGCTGAACGGGATGAGCCTGGAAAGCTACATCACTCCTGATGGTTCCTCCTGGAGTAACCCTCTCGCGCAAGGTCGCAAAGTTGGTCACAAAGTGATGTGGAAATCGTGGATTCTTGACAACACGTTTTTCGCTCGCATTGAGACCGGCAGCGCCTACAGCGCGATGCTCCCCGCCTAAGGTCAACCTTCTCGTACCTTAGGACCTCTTAGGTACACAAAAACCCCTCGCGGGGTCCACCCACCCATTGTGGAAGACCCCGCACAAGGTTACTCAATGGCAAAGAAAAAGGAACCCGTTATCAAGTACGACGCACGCGGGCGAGAGATTGTCCAGTTCAAGAAGCGCAAGCGTGTTGTCAAGCCGTTGACCCCCGAGCAAGAGGCCAGGCGTCTTGAAGCCTTGGACCTGGCTCGTCCCGTCACTATCCGTCTCCGCTTCCGCCACTACATCAACGGCATCGTCTATGGCCCTGGCGTGATCAAGGTCCGTGGTGACCTGGCCCGCCAGCTTTCGGGCAACGATAGCCAGGCTGCTGAAGTGGAGAACGACTTCTACGACCGCAACGGTCGAGCCTTCATCATCGGTGGTCACCCCGGTAGCTACAGTAAGCACCAAGTCGCCTATGAAACATTTGACCGCTCTCTGGAGGCTGCAGCTCCAGGCGTGCGGGTTGGAGGGAAACAGTGAAGGTTACGCTGTCAAAGCAGAGCGCCACAGGCGAGGTCATCACCGCCGAGGCCGAGGGCTCATCCTATGATGACATCAGCATCCTGGAGATGTTCAAGACCGTGGACCAGAGGATGCTCGACATGAACAACCGCATCATCGTTGCCACAGAGATTGAGCGCCGCCACGGCCCCGAAGTGGCGATGGCTGTGAGGGAGGTGATGGACACGATTTTCGGCAACCGCCCCATGACGCAAGAGATGATTCAGGACGCCTATCGTCAGCGTGCTGAGGCCGATCAGCGGGCCATCACTGAATCCCGCGAGCGGCGTGGAGGCAAGCGTGGCTAAGCCTATCGACGCTGTTGTCGCGAAGGTCGACCCCTACGACCCTTCAGCGGGCTTCCTGGTGCCCTTCGTCGTCCAGCGGGTGCTCGACTCGGCTAAGTCTCAGAGCCCTGAAACCAGCAGCGAAGCCGTCGCAAAGGCTGTGATGACCCGTCTCTACCAAGGGGACCCCACCCAGTTGGTCCTGGCCCTCGTCAACGACAAGTCTCAGGTGGTGGGTCATGCCGTGGCGCAGCTTGGCATGGACCAATCCTCCTGCTGGGCCACCGTGCTCCAGATCAAGGCTGACCCTGGCGTGGGCAATGGCCAGAAGACGGCCATGGAAGCCATCCAGACATGGGCTCAGAAGAACGGGGCCACGAAGCTCGTGCTGATTACTGGTAAAGGAGACAAGGGCTGGGAAGATGAGTTTGGCTTCAAGCTCTATCGCCAGATCAAGGTCTGTGACATTGACCTTTGACGGCTCCGCCGCAAAGTTTGTGGCAGGGCCCCCAAACTTACTCATTAACCCTGATCTGACTCTGCGGGAGCATACAGAGCTATGGCCCCAGGTCTGCTTCCTCCTGAGTGGCTTCGAGGACCAGTGGCCCGAGCGCGGGGGTCACCAACAGCTTCGCAGGCTCCTGGCTCGGGTGATCTTCAATGATCCCTACATTCGTCTGACCCTGATGGTTGATGGAGATGGTGTGCTGGTGGCCCTCGCCCTCTCCACTCTGGAGTCTGAGGGCGGCAGCCGGTGGGTCTTCTGTCAGGTTGGTTACAACAGCACTGACAGCACTCCCCAGGTAGCGAAGGACTACATCGAAGACCTCAAGCAGTGGGCCCGCGATACTGGAGCCAGTTACATCCTGTGGGGCAGTCAGCGGTCCCCCAGGGCCATGTCTCGAATCTTCGGCACACAGATTAGTGCCACATTGCACCGTATCCCTGTTGAAGGAGCTGTTGTGAGTGGGTAGCGCAGGCGGCACGACGTCCATGTCCAACCAGCAGGACCCTGACCTTCAGCATCTGAACCGGATGCGGTCTCAGCAGACGACTGATCTGCAAGCTGCTGGGGGCACGCTCGCGAATTATCTTCGCCTTCCCAGCAGCCTCGTTCAGCCTTCTACTGGCGAACAGAACCTCCTCAACACCATCCAGGGCCGCCCCCAGCAGCCCCTGGTCAACACCTTCGAGAGCCAGGCTCTCGGGAACATGGATAACGCCCTCGCTCAGGCTCAGGCTCAGTACGGCGGGGCTTGGCAGGGTGGTCTTCAGCAGGGTGCCGAGGCCCAAGCCCGGATGCTGGGCTCTTCGGGTCAGCTTCAGCAGATGGGTCAGACTGCCCAGCAACAGGGTCAAGGGGCCTTCCAAATGGGCCAGCAAGCCCTTGCCCAGGGCCAGGGCCAGGTGGGACAGACCCAGCAGACCTACTTTGACGCCTTCAACCAGCTTCGTGGGATGCAGGGGATTCTGGGGGAGTCCCAGATCACTGGTGCCTTCGGTCAAGGCGACCAGCGATACAACCAGCTGGCTCAGATGGGCCTGAGTAACCAGCAACTGGGTGAAGCCTACCGGCAGATGGGCGCTGAGAACCTGTGGGGTGGTGTCCAGAACACCATGGGGGGCGCCTACAACAACGCGAGTGGCATCCAGAGCCAACTTGCAGGCCTCCAGCAGCAAGGCCAACAGGGGGCCCAGGGTATCCAGAGCGCTCTCCAAGGCAACCAGCAAATGGGGGTTGACTGGTCGAGCGCCATCGGCGATGCAGCTTGGCGGGCTGCTGGGTGGAGTGGGCTTGACACCACCGCCCAGAACTATCTGAACCTGGGCGCTGGTGCTGGGGCCCAGGGACAAGTCAACCAGCAGCTGGGTCAGTACGGTCAGATGGGTCAGCAAGGTCTCGACAGCTCCCAGCAAGCCATCAACCAGGCCGCTGGGTGGAACCCGCTGGAGACTCACGGCTTCAACTACATGAACAATGCCGCGAACCAGTGGATGACCCCTGGCATCATGGCCCAGCTCTCAGGCCTCCAGAATCAGGGCAATCAGTTTGCTGGCCAACTTCAAGGCAATCTCGGAGCCAATATGGGCCAGAACGCCTTCGAGCAGCAGGGCATGGGGCTCATGGGCCAGGCCTCAGGCGATATGGGCGCTGGCAACATCTCTCAGGCTCTCCAGGCCCTCAACCTGCAGGGCACCCAGCAATCAGGCCAGATTAGCCAGCAGATGCAGGGGGCACTGGGAGGCAATCAGTTCGAGCAAGGTGGCCAGCAAGCCCTTGCCACCGCAATGCAGCAGGGCAACACCCAAGCCATCATGCAAGCCCTCCAACAGCTTCAGCAGCAGGGCCAGCAAACGGCTCAAGGCATCACGGCTGGCTTGGGCCAGAACATGCAGCAGAACCAGTTCGAGCAGCAGGGTCAAGGGGCGCTCAACCAGGCTCTCAGTGCTGGCATGACCCCCCAGATCATGCAACAGATTCAGGCCCTAGCTCAGAGCGGCAATGCAGGCGCCCAGCAGATCGCCCAGCAGCTTCAGGCCGCCATGGGTGGCAATCAGATGGAACAGATGGGCATGCAAGCCTTCAATCAGTCTGTCGGTGATATGGGCGCTGCACAGACGAGCCAGCGGCTCCAGAATCAGCTCGGCCAGGCCTCTGCCGCAGGGCAAGGGGTGGCGGCCCAACTGGGCGCCAACCAGAACCTGACACCGCAAGAGTTGCAGGCCCAGGCCGCCCTTGGCCAGTCCTATGCTGACCAAGGGATGACTGGGATCAATCAACAGTTGGCCCAGATGAATCAGCAAGGGGGTCAGAATGCAGCCGCCATCCAGCAGAGACTCCAGCAAAACATGGGGCTCACAGGCTTTGAGCAGTGGGGACAGCAGAATTTTGACCGAGCTACTGATCCTACTGGACAGCTCAATGCAGCCCAGCAATATCTTGAGCAGGTTGTTGGCGGAGAGCTTGCCAACCGACTTCAACAGGGAGGATTGGGCGGGGTTAGAAGCGGCGCCTATGGCGAGGACCTTGCCAGAGCGGGTGCTGATCTTATCCTCCCGATTCTCCAGAACACGCAACAGCTTCAAGGCATGGCTGGGCAAGCAGGTCTCCAGGCTGGAGCCGGTCTACGCCAGGCTGGTGTCCAGACGGGAGGCATTGAACAGGGCCTCCTTGGACAACTTCTCCAATCTGGATTGGGAGCTGGACAGGTTGGCGCTGGAATGCTGGGTGATGTTCGACAGGCTCAGACAGCGGCTGGACAGGCTGGACTCGCTGCTGAAGGCCAGCGAAGAGCAGCAGGCGTCCAGGGCGCAGGTATCCAAGCAGACCTAATCAGTCAACTGATGCAAGGTGGCATCGCTGGTGGTCAGCTTGATGCCGCCATGAGCCAGGCTCAGCGCCAAGCCATGACCGCTCAGGGCCAAGCAGGTCTCCAGGCTGGTGCTCAGCAGCGTGCAGCAGGCATCCAGGCGGGCGGCATCAATGCCGATCTGCTCGCTCAACTCGGTCAGCAAGGTCTCCAGGGTCAAGGCATCCTCAGCGACTTGGAGCGAGCCCGTCAGGCCACCGCCCTCGGTGCAGGGCAGGCAGGTCTCCAGGCCGGTCAGGGTCTCCGGCAAGCAGGCGTTCAGGGAGCCGGTATCCAGGCCGACATGATGCAGCAGCTTCTGGCCCAGGGGACACAGGGCCAAGGGGTTGCTGGTGATCTTGAGCGAGCCCGCCAAGCCACTGCCCTGGGTGCTGGCCAGGCTCAGTTGCAGGCTGGTGCTCAGCAACGTGACGCTGCCCTCAGGGCAGGCGGCATCGATGCTCAGATGCTTCAGCAGATGATGCAAACAGGCCTTGGCAGTCAGCAGATCAATGAGCAACTGAACCAGGCCCAGCGTCAGGCAGCCTTGCAGGCTGGCCAGACCGGCGTGCAGGCTGGTGCTGATCTCAGGCAGGCAGGCATCCAGTCTCAGGGCCTCAATGCCGACTTCATGAGCCAACTCATGCAACAGGGGCTCCAGGGCCAACAGTTGACCGCTCAGATGGACGCTCAGCGTCAGGCCTCTGAGCAGGCTGCTGGGCAGGCGAATCTTCAGCAGGCCATGGGTCAGCGTCAGGCTGGCATCCAGGGGCAGCAGGCTCAGAATCAACTCTTGGCTCAACTGCTCCAGTTTGGCCTTGGCCAGGGCCAGTTGACCAGTGACATGGCTAACCAACAGAGGCAAGGTCAGTTGACCGCTGGCCAAGCTGGCATCCAACAGGCTCAAGGTCTCAGAGACTCTGGCCTTCAGGTTGCTGGTCTCCAGGGCGACATGCTGGGCCAGCTCCTTCAGTCAGGGGTGCAGGGTCAAGGTATCAATGCCGATGTGCTGGGCCAACTGATGCAGTCAGGAGTTGCTGGCCAGGGGGTCAACGCCAACATGGCTCAAGCCCTCATGGGTGGCGGGCTCCAAGGCATCGGCATGGGGACAGACTTCACCCAGAACATGGCCCAGAACCTCATGGGTGCCAATACTGCCAACCAGAACATCCTGGGTGGGCTTGCCGGGGACACTCTCGGGGCCCAGACCCAAGCCTTCGGCATCCGTCAACAGGACCAGAATGCAGCGCTCAGTGCCCTCGCCAGCATGTACGGCAGTCAGCTTGGTGCCCAGACTGACCTGGCCAACATCGGCATGAGTGGGGCCAACCAGTGGATGGGGAACATGGCTGACATCTACGGCACCCAGGCTGCTGGGGAGTCGAACTGGATGAACCAGCTCGGCCTCCAGCAGGACAGAGCCCTCGATTACAGCCTCGGTCTCCAGCAGAACAACCTCGGCATGCTTGGTGCTGCCAATGACCAAGCCGCTATGCGGATGGGTTTTGGAGGTCAGATGGAGGGCCGAGAGATGGACCGCATCAACGCTGCCCTCCAGGCTGCAGGAGTGGGCAGGATGTCGAACCTGGAGAACCTGCTGCGCGAGAGTGATTATGTGCAGTCCATCATCACTGGCCTTCCCGTCAGCAACCAGGCCCGCATGTACCAGACCACCCGCAATGAGCGTGACTGGGCGCAGTTTGGTGGCCAGATGCTCGGCACCGTTATCGGAGCAGTGGCAGGTGGGGTCACGTAAATGGATGAAGAGTTCAAGCGAGCAGTCTTCTTGGGCCCATCAGCCTACCGCCTTCACCTGGAAGCTGGGCGCTATGACGCTGCCCTCCAGGCCTTTGCCGCGCAACTGGCTGAGTACCCAACTGATGTGGGCACCAAAGAGATGGCACTGACACGATTCAAGGGGCTGATCGACAGTGTACGGTCTTGAGACTGGTAGCGCCGCTGAACTGGGCAACATCTCAGCCACAGGTGGCGGGTACAACCTCTGGTCCCAGTTGCTCCAGATGGCTGGTTCTGGCAACCAGGATACTGGGGGGAAGCGCCTTACCCGGGGCGCCATGGCTCTCGGTAGCGGTCTCCAGAACATGAGTTATGGCGGGGGTGGGGCCCAGGACCCTGGTGGCCGGATGCAGGGCTTCCTCCAGAACCCCTCAGTGACCCTCCCGAGGCGCCCCCAGATGCCTCAGATGGGTGTGCGGCGAGTCAACAGTGACCTTGATACCAACAGCGTCATGCAGCTATTGAGAGGGCGCTAAAAGGCGTTCACAGGGAAAGGGAGATCAGGATGGGAGCAGGAGCGGGAGCGGGAGCAGGCGCGGCGATGGGCGGTGGAGCGGGCGGGGCCATGGGGGCCCTTGGCGGGGCTGCTCGTGGCCTTCAGAGTGGCAACATGGGTGGCCCTCAGGGTGCCCAGAGAGACCCCCGCCTCATGCAAATGATGCAGGGCATGGCTGCCGGTGGCCCCCCTCCTGGGGCCCCTCCAAGCGGGGGTGGCAGCATGCCTACCGCCCTCGGTCAGCGTGGCCCAGCCCCCACCGACATGACCCCGAGGCCCAGCATGCCGATGCCGTCTCGCTTTGAGATGGGTGGCGGGGGGCAGCGGCCTCCTGACCCCAGAGCAGAACTGATGCAGCGCATCCAGCAGCGCATGCGGCCCCAGCCAGGGCCCCCGACAGGGATGTGATCTGAGTGCCCTCAGCCCAAGAGCTGTTCGGCAGGCTGGGCCCCCGGGGAGTACAGCAGCTCCAGGAACTCTTTGACGCTGGGGGCTACACCGAAGACGAGCGCGAAGAGTACATCCAGAAGATGTCGCAGGGCATCTATCAGCAGGAGGGCAGGGGGCCCATTCCCAGCTCCACCCCTCCCTTTGCCCCCTCTGGCCAATCTGGACCCTCCCAGGGGCCTCCTAGCCCCATTTCGGGGCCCTCTACGGCCCCCCAGCAGGCCCCTCAGCAGGCTCCAAGTCAGGGTTTCGACTGGCGCAATGCCCTCATGGCACTGGGTGGCGGCCTCCAAGGCATGAGTTACGGCAACCCTCGTGGTGGTGGCGGGGGTGGTGCTGGAGTGCTGCAGCAGATTATGGCTGGGAGGCAAGAAGAGGAACAGCAGAAGCGCAGGGTAGCTGATCAGCTGAGGCTGGTGCAGGAGCGAGGGAAGCTCAGTCAGCAGCAAGCTGGCGCCAAGCAGGCTCAGGAAGCCCAGTCAAAGCAGCAAGAGGCTGAGGCCTACATCGGGGCCCTGGAGGGCTCCCTGAACGCTGAGACCCACCCAGCTGTCCGTCAGAGGGTAGAGGCAGGCATCCAGATGCTTCGCAAGGGTGGAGACCCCAAGGTTGTGGAGAAGCTGGTCCCCTGGCTTGATCCACCCAAGGTCGACATCCGCCAGCATGAGGGTGTCTATGAGCCTATTGACCCCTACACCGGCAAGCCTACCCAGCCAGCTAGAGCCTTGAAGGGTCCCCAGGCCCCCAAGACCTCGATTGAGGCCGGGAGGCAGATCGACACTCCTGGTCAGGCCCCCTATGCAGGCCTGGTGTCTGAGTTCCCAGCTCAGCAGGCCCCCTCGGTCACTGAGCTTCCTGAGACAGCTAAAGAGAAGCAGCTCCGTGAAGAGAAGATGACTGAGGAAGAGCGACGGTACCAGCGCAACCTCGAAGACCGGCGAGAGGATCGCCAGCAGGCTGTGCTGGATCGCAGGGCCACCATCGCGGCGGGGGCTGCTGCTGGTCGAGAAGCGCGTGCTGAAGCCAAGAGCAATGAGCCAGTAGGCAAGGACGCTGCCCTCTGGATGAAGCGTGACGGTACTGGCCCCGTGGACCCCAGGACCCCCATGCGAGAGGTCATGGAGATTGCTGTCCCGGTCACCCAGTCAGGGGTGAATGCGGCTGCCTCTGCCAAGACCGCCTTGGAGACTCTCCAAGAGTACCGATCCTTGGTCAAGAAGCTCCTGCCTAAGAGCACTGGCGACTCAGCCAAGGACCTGTATGCGGTCCAAGGCAACAGGGCCAAGCTCTTCCTGCTGGAGAAGGCCGGTAACCCTGACGCTCGCCGCTTCTCAGCTCTCAAGGGCACCCTGGCCACTCAAGCCAGGGCCACTGGTGACACGGCCAACATCGCGGTCAAAGAGCGTGAGCTGCTGGAGAGCTTCATGGCGACCACTGGGGATACCCAGGAGTCGGCTGAAGCAGTCCTGAACCAGGCCGAGAGAATCCTCAGGAGCGTGGCTGAAGGTCGCGGGGTGCCGACCAAGCCTCCCGCTGTCACGGCCCCTGGAGAGGACAAAGAGAAGCAGAAGAAGAGCGGCAAAGGGTGGCGTGAGAAGTAATGCCTAAGTTTGAGTTTGACACTCGTGACGGCGGCACCTACACCAAGGAGTTCTCTGTCCGCCCCAGCGACGAAGAGCTAGACCGCATCGCTGAACGCATGCAGACCGATGGCCCTGATGTCCTGGAGAAGGTTGGAGACCTCTACCGGCAGGGTCGCAGGGCCGCCATTGACTTCTTGTGGCCTGAGCGAGGGGGCGAGCGGGAAGGCACCCTCGGCAACTTTGGCCGTGTGGCTGCTGAGGCCATCATCCCTGAGACTCCTGGGCAGGTGACAGGGGAAGCCGCTCTCCTGGCCACCCCCCTGGGCAGGGGTACCAGCATCGCTGGCAAGGCTCTCAGGCTCGCTGGCCGAGGGCTCGTTGGTGGAGGCACCGCAGCTGCCACCGACATGGCTACTGGTAACGATGACTCAGCCGCCATCAGCGGGGCCACCACCGGCCTCAGCGGCATGCTGGGGCAGGCAGGCGGTGGGGCCAAGCGTGCAGTCCAACAGAACTTCCTTGGGACTGCTCAGAAGGCTGCTGATGCCAAGGGCCTCATCAACTCAGTCAGCAATGTGCTCCCAGCTAATGACCTGAAAGGCCTCACGAGCAACGTGTTCGCCGCCACCGCGAAGGGGGCCCAGAAGGAGGCCATGAATGCGGCCGATGCTGCAATCGAGAAGAACATCTCCCAGGAGGTGCGACAGCGCACGACAACCTTCATGGATCAACTCTTCGCCGCTGACATGCCCCCTGAGCAACGCACCACGCTGATGCGGGAGGCCTTGGATGCCCTTGGCGAGGTGGAGGACCCCAAGACTCTCATGGACCAGGTGCGCCTACGCAAAGAGATGGCGAGGTCTGTGGAGCGCACAGGCAACGCGGTGCGAGGTCGTATGATCCGGGAGCAGGTTGAGCAGATCGAGAACTATCTGATCCGGGAGGCTGGCCCTGGTGTCGAGGCACGGTACAAGGGGGCGCTGAAGGACTATAACCAATACAAGGCTGCCAAGGGCTTCCTGGGAGACAAGGCCCTGTGGAACCCTGACGGCACCCCCAACATGGAGGCCTTGCAGACGCGGCTCATGACGCCAGTCAAGGGGGCCGCTGACCATTGGGCTGAGAGACTGATGACCAGCAACAACAAAGACCTCCTTGATGCCATCACCCGTGGAGCTGCCATCGGGGAGCGGGATGTGTCCAAGACCTACCGTCTTCCTTCTCTCATCGGCACTGTGGGGGCCAAGGATGCTGGATCAGCTCGGGTGGGGGCTGCTGCTGCTGGCGTCCCCCTGGGCACAGCCACCAAGTACGTGGGCCAGCAAGCTGTGCCCAAGCGAGACCCCGGCATTGACGCCCTGCTCGGGTCCATCTTGACCCGGATGGGCGGGCAGGGGTTGGGTGGCCAACGGTGAAGAGTTCCATGGGAAGGGCTTCGGGGTCGAGATCAGTGCCAAGGGGGCCCTCGTGGTCATCGTGGTCCTGGTGTTGGCTCTGGCCATCTCGCTGGGGTGGCTTCTGCTCTACATCGGCGACCGGATTGAGACTCAGATCAGGAACTCAGGGTCAGATATTGCTGTGGCTCGGCAGGAAATCTTGAATCTCGTCATGTCGGCCCTCCAGCAGCAGGGCGCCGCCCGGGAGAAGGAGTATCTGTCCCTCGCAAGCAGCCTGAAGATCGTAGCCTGCTCAGCCTGGTACACGCCTGAAGAGCGAAAGGCTATCCGTCAGAAGATCGAAAAGGAGCCTGCGCTGGCTGGTGCATGGTGCCCGTGAATAAAGAGAGGGTCTCACTCGTCCGTATACTTGTACGTCCCAAGGTTGAATATACGAGTTGCGGGGTCGCTGTGTCATGAGCAGCAACCCCATCAGCAACCCCATCGCCCTGTGGCCCCTGCCTGTTACTGGGGTCATCCGCACCCTCCCAGCCCACCAGCTGCCCCCTGACTCGATGTACAACGCCAGCAACGTCATCCTGTACAAGGGGGCCCTGACCAGTCGCCCAGGGGTCGTGCAGGCTGGTGGCGGGCTCGTGTTGAGCGGGGCTGCTAACGAGGAGCCCTTGGCCACTGGGAGCCTGGTGATCGATGGGCTAGGTGAGGCCAACTCGGCCATCCCCTTCGTCATCACCGCCAGCAAGGGGTTTGCCTTCGTCTCGGGGGGCTGGCAGGACATCACCGGCAGCTCGTTGACCGTCAGCTCCCCCTTGCCCCGGACCACCCAAATCGTGTTGGGGCTCACTCCGACCCTGGTCATCACCAACGGCACCAACCAACCCAAGCAGTACCAAGGGACAGGAGTCTGGAGTGACATCGCCGGAGCCCCCCTCTGGACTGACATCTGCACCGCCACCGATCGCATCGTCGGCATCATCCCCCCGTACACGATCCAGTGGGGAGAGCAGGCCTCCCTGAGCCTGTGGCCGTCAGCGAACCGACGCATCCTTGCAGACACTGCTGGGGATACCACTGAACCTGTCGTCGCGATCAGCGGGCGGGGGGATGCGGGGATCATTGTGTACAGGAGAGACAGCATCTGGTTGGGTGTCCCCAGCGGTCGGGAGAATAGTGCTGGCATCTTCAAGTGGGTGCTTAAGGGAATCATTGAGGGGCCTGCTGGCCCCGGAGCCCGGGTCACCGTAGACGGGTGGGACTACTACATGACCGCTTCTGGTCGCATCGCCCGCTATGACGGCGGCAACCAGCATGAGTGGATCGGGGATGGTGTGTGGCCAGCGATCAACGCTGAGATTCAGCAGGGGGCCCTCAGCAGGAACAAGCTCACCGCGTGGCATGATCCCCGGACCAACAGTGTCGTGTTTGCCTACCCCAAGCTCGTGGGTGGGGTCATCAGGAACAAGGGTCTCTGTGTCGTCAACCTTCCCTATCCAGCCCACGGCATTCCCAAGATTGCCTGTTGGCTAGGGAATCTTGCGCTAGAGGTGACGGCAGCCGCTGCCTATCAATACTGGGATAGTGAGAAGAGGGCGTACCCGGTTGCAGCAATCACTGACGAGGTGACTCCCTCCTATGGAGTGAGGGGCTGGGACATCGATCACCCTGAACATGAGGCCTTTAACGCCTCCATTCAGACTCCGCTCAATCCCATGGGGGGACTCAAGACCCATCGCCTGGACTCTCTGGAGCTGCTGATCCAGAGGCTCAATGGCTTCGGCACCGCCATGGTGCAGGCTGTGGTCAGCAATGTGCTGGAGGTTGAAGGCGGGACGGTGCTGTCTCCTGAAGCCACTGTCAATCTGAACACTGCTCCCACCTATGACTTGAAGGGTGTGGATGCCAGGGGGCGGTACATGGGGATGAAGCTCTCCTGGGTCTCCACTAGCACGGTCAGGTACTACGGTGGCGTGATGGGTGGGCATCCGGTTTGATGGCTTCGCCACAAACTTTGCAGCGAGCTGACAAAGTATGAGTTTGCCGCTGCTCCAGCTTCCCAGTCGTACTGGGGATGCCAAGATAGACCTGGATTCCCTGTACAGCTACATCGGTCAGCTGTCCGATATGTTGGTTGAGGCTGGGGCGAGTCAGGCTGATCTCTTGAATGCTGGGGCCGGTGGGGAGCGGGTGTCGGCCAATGACATCCTGATTCCTCCAGTAAACTTTGGCCCTCCCCCCGCCCCCACCACCCCTGTAGCCATTCCCTTCTATGATGGGATCGGGGTCTGCTGGGACCTGGTCGCGGACCCAACGATCACGGGATACGAGGTTCGCAGGGCGGATGATGCTGGCTTCCTGCTGAATGACCAAGTGCTCACCATCACCCAGGGCTTCCAATACGTGGACAATAAGCTGGGTGGGGTTGGCGTGACCAAGTTCTACCGGGTGCGGGCCTACCGCAACAACGACACCACGAGCCTGTACAGCACCGTCGTCTCGGCCACCACCACGGCCCAGGCGCTCCAGATCACTCAGATCGAACTATGGGCCGATGCCCTCCGCACCGCAAGGAGCTGAACAATGATTGAGGCTAGGGGGAGGCCCCCTAGAACCCCCCTCATCAAAGGAGATGATGTATGAGTGAGTAATAGGCTGAACCGTGACCAACTGATCGCCAGAGCCCTGGACGAGATCGACAGTGTGGCTCTGGATGCCCATGACCGGCCAGGTGGTTCAGTGCTGGCCACCAATGCCTTCACCATCGCCTGGCTCCAGGATGGACTCGACACCTTCCACCGCATCTTCCCCATGGCCGGGAGGCTGACCAGTCAATCAATCACCCTCACGAGTACCGGGGTACTGACACTCCCGACAGACTTCATCATTGATGTGAAGGACGGCATTCTGATCCCTGAGCACAAGGTCCGGGTGCTGCGGAAAGGATTCCAAGAGTGGTTGAACTATGACCTGAGAGGGATCACTGGATCGAATGAGCCCTGCTACTACACCAAACAGGGTAATGTGATCCGCTTCACCCCTCGCCCCAGTGACACGGTGACGGCGACCCTGTGGTACTACGCTCTGCCTGCTGTGCTGGATGAGAATGATGTTCCAGACTTCCCGGATGACTGGACCCTCATTGAATACATCCGTCTCAGGGGCATGGAGCACATCAAGGCTCTCCCTCCAGGCAGCGCCCAGAAGTATGTGAATGAAGCTATTGCGACACTGAGAAGTGCCCAGCTCTTCGGTGAGCCAGAGCACGACACCTTCCCCCTAGACCCCATTCAATTCCCCCGCAATGCCGGGGGTGCCTATGACTGGCTCGGTTCCACTGTCGTAGGACCATAAAAAGGAGATGTGATCTAATTGGCTGCATACAATAAGTTTCAGCAATTCGTAGAGGACCTCTGTGTTGGGGTCCACAACCTTCACACCGGACTCGTCAAGGCCTACCTCAGTAACGCCGTCCCCAGTGCCTCCGCTGATGCGGTGAAGGCTGATCTCGCAGAGATTTCTGGGGGTAACGGCTACACTGCTGGGGGGCACGACACCCAGAACACCATCAGCGAGACCGGCGGCACCGCCACCATGAACGCGGTGGACATTGTCATCACCGCATCGGGTGGGTCGGTGGGCCCCTTCCAGTACGTGGTGGATTACAACGACACCCCCACCTCGCCTGCTGACCCCCTGATAAACTGGTGGGACTACGGGTCGGCTCTGACCCTGGCCAGTGGTGAGACCTTCACCATCGACTTCGGCAGCAACAAAATCTTCGACCTGGCCTAGCTCATGGTGCCCCTGAAGCCCATCCACATCGGCCTCATGAAGGCCTGTTGCGCCAACCCCGCCAACCGCAGCCCCTGGCAGCGCGCACCGGAGAGGATTGCCGACTCGGTATCCATCTGCCTCCGGTGTGGCTGCCGCCACTTCCACCTGAACGCTGAGCCAGGGAAGATCGGGCTCAGGCTTGGCTAACGCGGAGGTATCAACTCAGGGGGTGATCCCCTCAGAGTAACGTATGGCTGTCGGCACCCCCACATCCCTCACCTCAGGGACCAGCACCGCCAACCAGTCCACGGCCTACACGACGGCATCGGTCACCCCCACGGCCAATGTCCTCCAGCTTCTCTTTGTCGTCAGCACCACCTCCGCAGCAGCCCCCAACACTCCCACCATCACTAGCAGTGGCTTGACATGGACCCCTATTGCCAACGCCACCTACAACACCATCGCCTCCCCCGACCGCAAACTCTCGGTCTTCTGGGCCACGGGGGCCTCCCCCGGTGCTGGTGCCATCAGCATCGATCATGCTGGCCAGGCCATGACGGGGGTCAGCTGGTCCCTGTTCGAGGTGACGGGGGCCAACCTTTCCAGCCCCATCGTCCAGAGCCCCACCAATGCCAACGACACCACTCAGACCTCTGCGTCGGTCACCCTTGCAGCCTTCAGCAGTGCAGGCAACCTGGCCCTGGCTGGTGTGGGCCTCAACAATGCCCAGGCTGTCACTCACCGCACCAACTGGACAGAGATTCATGATGTTGTTGGCTCCGCCCCCGCGACCTCCCTAGAAACCCAGTACCGGCAAGCGGACGACGACGCCAGTGCCTCGTGGGGCTCGGTCACCCGCTGGGCCATGATCGGCTTGGAGATTGCCGAGGCCACTGGTGGAGCCTTCACCCTGGACGCTGACCCCGGCAGCTACAGCCTCACGGGGTCGGTGGCCTCCCTCCTCAAGACCTCTCTGCTGGCAGCCGTCACCGGGGTCTACACCCTCACTGGGGTCGCTGCCACTCTCACCTACACGCCTGTCGGGGGCTACTCCAAAGGCTATAACTTCCGGGCTGAAGAGCCCTTTGTCGAAGACCAAGGCGATGAGGTTCAGGTCGGGGGTGGGGGTCTCTGGAGCACCGCGAGTGTTGGTGCCAGTGATAGCGACAACACCGTTGACCGCCGTCTCGCTGGGAGCTGCTGGATTCAGAATACTGGGGAGCAGGGCTTCTACCCCCTCACGGTCCCAGCCCCTGGGAACTATCGGATCAAGATTGCTGCTGGGTCGGCAGAGTTCGGTTCTGCCTATCAATTCGTCCAGATTCTTGATGGTGGGGATTCTGGGACCCCTGTCATCACCATTGACCGCCCTGCTGGGTTCAGTGCCGATGAGTTCTTTGATGCCTCTGACGTGTCTCGGTCCACGACAGACTGGCCCACGCTGAATGTTGCGGTTGATGTCGAACTCACTGCGACCAATCTCGTCCTGTGTATCGGCACCCCGGATGCCGAAGCCAGCTTCTCGTACATTGCCCACGTTCATGTGCAGTCTCTGGACGGTGGGGCCTTCACCATTGAAGCCGACCCAGGAGCCTACACCCTCACAGGCTCTGCCGCTCTGCTGGAAGCCGACAGGCTCCTCTCGGTTGACCCTGGTACGTATGACCTGATCGGGACAGCGGCTGACCTGCTCGCTGGCTACCGGCTCTCGGCTGACCCTGGCTCGTACACCCTGACCGGCAGTGCTGCTGAGCTGATCTACACCCAACCCGGGGCCTTCACCATCGCGGCTGACCCTGGCACCTACGCTCTGACCGGCTCTCCAGCAACCCTGACCAAGGCCTCTACTCTTGCAGCAGAGCCAGGGGTGTACAGTCTCACGGGTGCAGCAGCCCTCTTCCCCCTGACTCGTGTCCTGCTGGCTGAGTCAGGGGTCTATGTCCTCTTCGGCTACCCAGCAGACCTGACCCATGGCTTGGTCACGACTTCGATCACCCACCTCTCGGCCTTCGGGGTGGAGTCTCGATGGGACCTGACCCACTCCGTGACCTATGTTCCTGAGTGGCGGCTGGCTCATGGCCTGGCCCCCCGCTGGACCATCCAGCACCTGCTGGGGCCCTTCGACCAGGGCCTCATCATCCGGCCATCAGGGAACACGGTGGAGGCTCTCCCAGGCTCCTACAGCCTCACCGGGAGCCCAGCAAGCCTGATCCATGGCCGGGTGCTGGCTGCAATGACGGGGGTCTATGCGCTGACGGGGACCGTGGCCAACCTGCTCAAGGCCACCCGCTTCCTGGCTGATCCTGGGGTGTACACCCTCACCGGGGTCGATGCAGCCCTGTTCGAGCACTCTGGCTTCTTGGCAGAAAGTGGGCTGTACGCCATCACAGGCTCACCGGCAGCCCTGCTCAAGACCAAGCTGATGCCAGCTGACCCTGGCACGTATGCCCTGACTGGGTCTGTGGCGACCCTGAGACCAGCGCGCAGGATCGCTGCTGACCCTGGAGCCTACAGCCTCACAGGAAGTGTGGCGAACCTGCTCAAGGGCAAGCGGCTCACGGCTGACCCTGGCCTGTACACCCTGACGGGCCGAGATGCTGGCTTGATCGCCAACCAGGGCTTCCTGGCAGACGCTGGGGCCTACAACATCACCGGCAGCGTGGCCACCTTCAGGAAGACCAGTCGCCTGGCTGCTGACCCCGGCCTCTACACCCTGACCGGGCAGGCCGCCACCACGCGACATGGCTACATCCTGGCAGCCAACCCTGGAACCTACACCCTCACCGGCAATGCTGCCTCACTGGAAGGAAGTGTGGAAATGATCGGCACTCCGAGGGTCCAAGGGTTTGTGGGCATGAACAACCCCACCACCCCCAACTCTCAGTTTGACCTGCGAGCGGACTACATCGTCACCCGGAACCCCAGCAACGGGATCATCAAGGTCATTGACCTGCATGGATTCCCGACCCTCTTTGACACCAACAACATCAACACATCGGGGCCTGTTGCGGGTGGGCGAGATCAATCAGGGGCCTTTGGCAACAACACCTGGATTCACTTCTATTACATCCAGAAAGATGACAACACCTTTGCTACGATCTCTAGCCTGAATGAGCCCGAGGATGGGCCCAACCTTCCCAGTGGGTACGCCTACTGGACCTATGCCTGCTCAGTCCGCAAGAACAACAGCGGCAACCTGATGCGGATGAACTATTACGGCTCCAGGGGAATGTATGACGGGACGAACGTTACCAGTTCCCTCAGAGTCCTGGAGAACGGGGTCGCCACGACCTTCACCGCTGTTGATCTCTCTGGCTTGGTGCCCCCCTTCACTCGACGCGCCCACCTGCTCGCGGTGGTGTTCGCCAGGATCAATGCTGGAGCACCAGCCCCGCTGTTCGTCAGGCTCCAAGTCCCTGGAGGGCTGGGGGAAATGGCGGCGGCTGGGGTGCAGTGTCTTGACACCACCAATACCTTTGTCGAGGGGTCAGTGGGGGAGTGGGCCATCATAGAGCAAGAGATTCTCTATCGGCTGGACTCTGGGGGCGCAACCGTCGCCACCGGGGGAGCATTCCTTGACGTGTATGGCTTCACCGTCCCCAATGGAGGTGAGTAGATGGCACTCTTCAGAGTCATCGCCCCCCATGTGCTCTTCTTCAGGGTGGAGACGAGAGACGCATCCTTGAATAACATCCTGGCTAACCCCTCCAATGTGCGGCTGACAGTCTTCAGGCCTGACGGTACCGAAGAGCTGACCGACCAGGCCATGACCAATGCCGCCATCGGGGTCTGGACCCTGAACCATGAGCTTCCTGCAAGCAGTCAGGTGGGCTCATGGACCAGCAAGATCAGGATTACGGATGCGGTGGGGGACTCAGTCTTCCGCTCGGTAAGCTTTGACGTGGTTCAGTAGAACGTGGTGCTGGCTCAATGTCATGAGCCCTGGAGTGGGGCAGGATGATAGGGTCTACTGTTGGCCAGAGACCCTGGTCATCCTGGGGAGTACTCTAGCCCTCAGTGGGCTTATTTACCTGCTCCTGGGGTCTCCTAGGCTTATTTTGAGGCATCCTAGGAGCCCTCAGGGGGACACCTAGAGCCCTTTTCCTCCCCCTCTCAGCTGCCTTCACCACGGGACACTCCAACCAGAGATCAGAGCCCTCAGGGTGCCGACCCCCCACCAGACAGGTGCCGTGCAGCATGGTGCGGTAGGTGCTACCCTGCTTGACCATGACCACCCTCCCCGCCATTGCCCTCTGCATCCAGATACTCAACACGGGTCTGAGTGTGATGGATGAGCATCCAAGGCCCCTTCCCCTCAGTCACCAAGAGCTGATGCATCGACTGGACGCCACCATGGAACTGTTGAGAGCCCAACGCGCTGACCCTCCCCTCACCCTGTGCTCAGAAGCCTGGTGGACGCGCAAACAGGTCAATGATGTAGGGTGGTGGCGGGTAGGTCGGGTCAACAGGTACGAGTTGACTGGGCATGAATTGTGGGGGTATGGACACCAGCGACACGGGGTTGTAGGTGGTGCTGGGGAGGGTGAAGGGGGGCGCTGAAAGATTGGGGTTCTGGAGGGGCTGGGTGAGTTGCACGGTGCCGTTCACCGTGGTCGTCCCCACCATCGGGTCCAGTGAGGTAGTCACCCCAGCCTCATCAGCTCGGTGCTGAGCGATGCTGTTGCCCTGGAGCGGGGGTGGGACGGGGACCGGAGGCGAGGTAACAGGGAGCGGGGGGATGGGGATAGGTGGGACCGAGCGGCCCCCCAGCATCGTCTCCATGCCTGCGAAGATCTCTCGACCCAGTGCCTGGGCTTCCTCAGCCCTGATGAGTTGGGCATGCACGGCAGCATTCCCAGGATGCTGAAGCTTGAGAAGCCGAATACCCTGGACCCAGCTATTGATGGAGATAAGGCTGACCTTCCCAGCCCGGACCTTGCTCGCTCGGGTGTCGTAGCGATGCCAGAGCATGCTCCACACCGTGGTCATCTGTCGGAGGGACTCAGCTTCCCCGGCCAGCTCGTGCAGGGAGCGGACGGCACTGTCAGCAAAGTTGGTGGCAGCCTCCCCAGGGCTCACGGTGGGAGTTGGGGGCGGGGCTGCCGCAACCTCGAAGTAGTCCCCACCGTCCCCGTTGGCTCGCACAATCACAATGTCAGACTGCGGCCCCCGCACCACCATGGAGCCCCCTCCGAGGGGGGCTGAGACCACGGTGAACTGCGCGGCGTCGTGCCACGTCGCCTGAGGGGCGTGGGCACCCTTGTGGATGTATATGGGGGCCATGATGAAGGGATACCCGTAACTCCCGCTCATGTACCAGATGCCTCGCTCCCAGTTGGGCCCCCGCCAGATGATGTCTGCGATGCCGTTCCCATCCTTGTCGGCTGCGGACTGGATGCGCCAGCCATCACCAGGGTTCGCGTGCCAGAAGACCAGGTCACCGAAGCACCAGCACCCCTGATAATAGGGCCGTATCGCCACATCCCCAGACGCATGCCGCTCCAACGTGTCCGGCACCCCATCACCGGTAAAGTCAGCACAGGCCACGATGCGCCAGTTGAGATCCTGAAACTGGACGTTGTGATAGTAGGGGGCACCACCATCATCCCGGCTCAAGAGAATGGTCTTGAGTCCGTCCACGTTGTTCAGCAACAAGCTATCCTTCCGCCCGTCGCCGTCGAAGTCTGCCTCACACACGTCCTGGATGTGCGGGAGGATAAAGACCCACTCGGCGGCTGCTGGAGAGACCAGGAGCAGGGTAAAGAGTAGAGAAGTGCTAAGCTTAGCTGCCCACATCATCTGCCTCCTTAGGGGTTGTGGGTTCAGGGCCACGGGGTCTGGTTGCAGCCAGACCCCGTGCGTTACTTCAGGGTTCGAGGTGCGGGGCGATGTGCTCGCGCCACTCTGCGGTCGTGAAGTACGTCAGTCGGAGTTCCGCCGCTAGCCAACGGAAGTCCGCGAGCAGGCGGGCGTGCGCCGCGTTCAGCGCGTGATTGGCGTTCACCGCCCGGGCCGCCACCTCTCCCCAATACGCCACCCCCTCCACCAGCGGGGCGTAGAGGGCGCGTATAGCGCAGGCCTGACTATGCATGCCCCCCACCAGCGCATCAGCAGCCTCATCAACGGTGGGAGCACACGCCATCCCCAGTTCCACCAGCTCGGCATCGGTGAACTTGCGGCACAGCACCAGAATCTCTCGCTCCATCTTGTCGTGCTCAGCACACAGTTCTCGGAGACGCTTGACCAACCCAGGATTCATAGCATCACCACCCGCTTGCTTCTGCGCTCCCCCAACAGGGGAAGCTGCTGAATGTGGAAGAGACCATTCGATTCGACCTTGACCAGAGAGAAGCCCTGCTGCCAATCAGGATGCTTGATCCAGGTCAACTGATTCACGTCACTCATGTGTCCATTCTCACAGCCCACATGGGGGCCCCTCAGGTCGGTGTGGTAGAACATCCCGAGCCTGTGGGTGTGGCCCATCAAGACTGAGCCCCCGTACCGCTGCATCTCTGCCCGTACAGAGGCCAGGACACCTGAGCGGTACGTCTGGCCATGAGTCACGATCAGGTGGCCCAGCTTGTAGTAGTCCTTGTAGGGCAGATAGTCCCAGCCAATGTCATCCAGACCCAGCATGTCAGGGATGGTGGGGTGGGTCTCCAGCAGCTCAGGGGCCTTCCTCACGAGGTACTTGAGCAGCCTGTCTTCATGGTTGCCATCGATCCAGATCAGCCTCTTGACCCCGTGCAAGGGCTTCAACAGCTCATTGCACACCCGCTCAATGTCATGGGTGAAGCGGGTGGCTCGGCGAGGGTCCCTGTCGAAGTCTGAGAACTGGGGGCAGTCCAAGATGTCACCATCGAGGATGACCCCATCAACCTTGCGGGCTGAACAGGTCTCCAGGAACAAGTCCACCGCCCACATGTCCCAGAAAGGGCACTGGAAGTCAGAGGCTATTGCCCACAGCATTCAAAGAAGCCTCAACCACGAGAGACTCTCGCTCAGGTCCTTGTAGATGGCATCCAGGGCCTTGTGTGTCTCAGGGGTCAGGTCACCGTACTTCAGCTGAGTCCGCAGAGCCTGATACAGGTCCATCAGGGTCGTGGCCATGTCCTGACTGTCAATGGCTCGTTGGTGCAGATCTTCTTCTTCAGGCAGGGTGAATTCGAGGGTGGCTTTCATGAGGTTCTCCTGATGACCTCAGCAATGTACTCTTTACGTTTGGCAATGGCAGACTGGATTGCTGGGCCATTAGGGGAATGCAGAATGCATCGCTTCCATGCCCGATTCCTGCCCCATGTGACAAACACCATCTCTCGGCACCCCTCCACCGCACACTTCACTGAGCCCCTGTGGAAAGGGGGCGGTGCAGCAGGCCCCAACTCAAGCCTGCTCACAGCCTGTCCATGGAATGACTTGAAGAAGCGGGGCTTGCTCACAGCGCCCTCCTAGTCAGCCACTCCAGCAGGCTGACCTCTTTCCCGCACCGCGTGCATACCTTGAACCTGTTAGGGGGCCTGTGGCCCTTTCGGGCACACTTCCCGATCCGTGTGGTGACTGGATGGATTGTCATGAGCCTATCCACTGCTCACCCCTCCCGACATAGAGGTGCCGTGCCACCGGCATCCCCAGCACCAGCTGAGGGCTGAATGCCGTCACGCTGTCTCTGTATCTTGTTGAGGTAGTACCTGTGGCGCGTGGCCTTGCCCTTCTCGCTCTTCTCGTATGACTTCTGATATTTGAGGTTGCCGTCTTTCGCTGGCACTGTGGCCCTCCTTATGGGGGCAGTCAGGCCTGGTCACAGAGTCCAGGTCACAGCAGACGCACACAGGCTCCACCGCCCCTGTCGTCCTAATCACTTGGGTCTTCGCCATACCACAACATGGGCACATGCTGAGCGACACCGGCCACGACATCGGGGACCTTCTGCCGGTGGACATAATCACAGAGGGCTCGGTTGATGGCACCCCAGTGCCGCCAGTAGCCTTCTTCCTTCTCATCGAGACACTCCCGAGAACACCATGGGGAACTGGGGACCTGATCCCCGAAGCCTGAGTTGAAGACAATGTTGACGCTGTACAGCAGCCCCCCACAGATGCATGTCATGGCCTCCACTGGCGGATATACTTCCCGTTACGCTTGTAGACCGAAGACTCCGCATAACCCCCTGTCTCCCACCCTATGTCAGGGCCAGGCTCCCGCTGGGCCAGCTCAATGCCTTTCCCCCGCAACCAGCGCACGATGTTGCGGACTGAGCGGGGGTTCTTCAGGTCAAAGACCCTAGCCAGCTCGATGACCGGCATCCCGTGATCCCAGCGATCAACAAACCGAGCCACCGTCTCCAGGGTCCACTTCACCCTGTTGTCGGCTCGGCGGGGGGCATACAGACTCGACTCTCCATACTTCTCAATTCGCTCTTGATGCGTCATGACAGGCTCTCCTAGGCAGGGGCATCAGGCATATTCAAGACCTTGGTCGCGATATTGAGCCAGTGCAGGGCTTCCTCTGCGCGTATAGCAGACTCCCGGAGGGGCATCTGGGCTGACTCCGGGTCCATGGACAAGCGCATGATGTTGGTGACGTAGGCTGTCAGGATATCGATGGCTGAGAGGGTGTAGGTGGAGCCGTCTTTGGTGATGACGTTGAAGTGAATCTCATTCATGACTGGGACACACAATGGTGATGGGAGCAGGATCACTCACGACCTTGGCCACCACGACGATGGTGACGGTCAAGGCACAGGCAACAAGAGTCAGGTCGACCAGCGCGCGAAGTCTAGGCATCATTGTCATGAGCCTCTTTGGGGTACATGCTCTTGCGAGCTTCCTTGAGTGCCAGGTCCAGGTAGGCGATCTGACTGAGGGTCATGCGCCAACAGTTGGGGCCCAGAAACATGTGCTGCTCCTGCTCATCGGTCATCTGGCACACAGTGTGCCCCTTGGCCTCCAACTCCTCCACCTCAGAGCTGTGACGCAGGGAGCTGTGGAAGATAAACTTGACGGTCTTGCTGGTGCGACCCATTTACTTGGTCAGCCTCTCAAAGTTGCCACACTGCACCTCAAACTCATTGCCCACTTCATCCCCGATAGTGTTGTCCGGGAGCCACTGGAAGCGAGGGATGCCGCAGGTGACGTAGACGAAGAGGTTGCCCCCTCCCCCGATGGCTGAGTACGAAGGGATGATGACCCCCACCCGCTTAACCCCACTGGCATCGATGCAGTAGCACAGGGGAGAAGGTCGTACGGTGTTCTCAATCTTTTGCTTGAACTTCTCCCCGTCACTAGCGGCCATGGCTGAGGTTGCTGTCAAGAGGATTGCTGCCATCATGAGTGTTCTCATAGCCCTGCCTTCACCCCCTGGTCATCGATCCAGTAGAAGGTTGCGGGAAAGCGCATCCGATTCCCTTGAACATCCCATTCCCTTTCTACGATGGCTCGCACATAGGGGAGGATTCCGAGATCAATGGAAACAGGGAGAGCGATGCGGGCCCCGTCATGGGCATTCAGCTCCAAGGTCCCCCACTGCTCCAACATGCCCCCAGGGCCCAGCAGACTGATGAGGTTGGCATTCATCACGTCAGCCACCGCGCCCTGGATCATGTGGTTCAAACCCTCTTTCTTCACATGATGGTCAGGACCAAAGAGCATCCGCCTTCTCCCGAGGAATGTGCGGGCCATCTTGGTACGGATGCACTCGGCCCAGGTGATCTTCTTCCAGATGACAAGGGTCTTGGCCTTGGCCCTGAGGAACCGTCGACCAGCATCCAGCAGCTCTTGCTTACTGAGCCCCAGCTTCTCGACCCCTTTAGCCGTGGTGCAGGCCTTCTCATCCTCGCCATACGTGAGGGCATACCGGGCTGTCTTGGCCAGGTGACGCCTGCGGTCTCCCTTGCCGCCCCACTTCACCTGTGCTTGCCAAGCAGCCATAGTGGGAGTGGGGGACTTACTATGAATGTCTTGTTCCAGCTTGGAAGGCGGCAGGGGCAAGGTAAATAGATCACACGCAGTGAGAGTGTGAATGTCCCACCCATTAGCGAACGACTCCAGATCAAGCTTATCCCCACAGTATGCCGTCCCCAGCCGAGCCTCAATCGCATCATGGTCCCAGCCCAGCCACCAATATCCAGGGTCGGGCATGAACACACTTTGGAGTTCCGGTAGGTCATACTCTTCCGCCTTCTTGTCATCTGGAAAGTTCACCTTGGGCGGGTTGGTGGTCGACCAGCGCCCCGAGGCTTGGGTAGGAAGCATAGAGCTGTGACACCGCTCTTTACCAACAAGGGGGCTAAGGTACTTCCGAAACGATTCCACTTCCGAGAACTTGAGTCTGGCCTCGGCCAAGGGGTCTTGGGAGACCGAGAGGATGCGACGCATGGTGTCGGCATCTACGCTTCTCACTCTGCAGGTGGGGGCTCTTGAGGAGGTAGCGTGTACCTCAAGTTGCACAGTGCCTCGAAGTCTTCACGAGACACATCGATATCTGCACTCCCACACCCACCCCCACTGATGCTGAACACAGCACACTCACCATCCTCAGTGAACCAGACACTCAGCTTATACCCCTCACTGCTTGTGGAGGAGTATTCTGTCCTCATCATCATGCATTCCTCCTTGGCACCCTGATGCGCCTCGTCTCAAACAGCTCTTTGGACACCTGCTGCGGTGACCCTAGATTGATTGGCCAGCCCACAGCCGCCTGGCCTATTTGACTTGCTCGGTCTCGGTATCCAATGAGTTCGGTGAGAGCGGCTCTGACTCGCTCTTGATTAAGTCTGGTGCCGCGCTGGACAGCTCGCCGGATGATGGGAGTGAGTGGGCGGACATATGAATCGTAGACCCGCCAGCTCCCTGGGTCAGCTGCAAACTGACGTGATAAAGCCTGCCAGACATCCCAGGTAGCGACTGCATCAGCCGCCGAGTAGTCAAGAGGGCTGGCCTGATAGAGATGTTTCCATCGGTTAAGTCGAGCATACAGACTTCCGAGATATTCGAGATCATGGGGCAACCCGCTCCACAGAACCGAGTCAGCCAGCATGGTGTCTTCGGTTCTGACAGCCTGTAGGGGGACAACGGTGGACAGGGTGTCCAGGTCAGCATCTGCATTCTGGAGGATGACCGTGGACCCCTCTTGATAGGGCAAGGGACCGGTCTCTGAGGCCTCCACCACCCAGGTCTGCTCGCCATCGTGCATCGAGTAGCGGTACAGCTCCCCTGTGTCGATATCGTATTCGGTGTCAAACGTACAGATGGTCGGGAGATGTACAGGAGGCCCGACATGATAGACAGGCAACCTCTCGGGCCAGGTGCCCCGCAGATAGCGCCCGATGCGCTGCCAGTCAGCCGACAGAGCAATCTTGAGACCAGGGTCATGGACCAGGGCTGCCAGATGCATGGTGGCGAAGACGCTGGGCTTACCGGGCTCTGGATGATAGAGGCGAGTCAACGGCTCATAGGGGACTCCCCACGGTAGCAGCCACCCTCGCCACGAGCTGATGGTATGACGAGGCCCAATACCCTCACCCGTCAGAAAGTACAGGGCATAGGCACCCATGGCCACGTAGAGCTTGGCATCTGGATTAGGGGAGAAGTGGGTCGTGTTGCAGTGAGCCAGGGCCGCTCGCGTAGAGAGAAGATTCAAGGGAGGAAGCTCATTCCTCCCAGCAACCCTGCACCGGAGAGCATTGCACACCTGCACCCCGTCACGGTGGAGGCCTGCCTTGGGGAGGTAGACGCTGTTCAACACCCTCCCTGTGTCCCCGACCGCTGGCTTCCCCTCACGCTCTTCAGTGGCTCCAGGATTCTGCATCATGATGACGATGGGGGCACCTGGGGGCTCGTCAGGGACGAAGGGCTGGCTGCCGTCTTGGTAATGAGGGCAACCACGGCAGGCGGGGATGTCTCTAACGAGGGTCATTCCCCACAGCTCACAGAGTACCGGAGATCGCACAAGTCCTCCCAGGCCTCCTT